TTTGCCGAGTATCCAAGGTTCTCTTGTTCTCGAATGATAAGGCCTTGCGGCCCTCCATTTCGTACATCGGCAAGGCATCTGGAGGCCGCTCCGCCCCCATCATCTCCCTCAAACACCCCCCTGAGATAAATCTCAAAGGAGGATGGGGCGGGCGCCTCTGGAGTTTGGAAGAGCGGAATAGATCTGAACTTCCAATCAAAGGTGCCATCCTGCAGCCTAAACTTCTTTGTGTTGCCGTTACGGGCAAACAAATGTTCGGGGTTTTCAGTTATGCTGCAGTAAACGCCGCTGAGTTCGTTGATGAAATTTACGCCACTTGTGAGCGCCCACCCTGAATCCAAATAGGTATCAGGGAATTTCGCAGTAAACCATTTGTCCGAAGGCACATCTTCGCCCTTAATGCGGAATCGCAACCGCATTCCGCCCTTAACATCGTAAATGATCTTGGCTTCATGGAGCTCAGTAAATTCTGCATTTACTTTGTTGCTAACGCGGCGGTTGATTCGCATCAAGGCGTTGTAAGTGTAGCTCAACAGGCCTTCTCCTTGGCGGTTGCATCTTTCGTGAAGTTCCATTCCTGTTTGGTCAATTTCCCAACAACAGGTTTCGGCAACCTTTGGTTCGTGCCCGTGGGCAATCCTTCCTTTATCGTTCCAAGGATCCGTCATCATCTTGCCGAATTCATCAAGAACCGCTTCGCGCGGGCGATGTTTAATCGACATCTTGTAAAAGATGCCATCTTCTTCATCGAACAAGATATGTTGGAAGATGCCTGTGGAGACAATGTTCACTGCAAGTAGCGGTAGCGTGTTATCGCAAACAATGCGTCCAGGTTTGCCCGATTTCATCACTGATTCCAATTTGCCGTTGGCTTTCCTATCGCCTAACTGTTCAGGCAGAACAGTGGTTTGTAACTCCAACCTTACTTTCTCAATTTCATCCTGTGAAAATTTGCTCATTGGTATTTCCTTGAATTGAAGGCGTGAGTACAATTTGTGGTAGGCGCGATCGATTGCTTCATCTGTGAAACATTCCAATATGAACTTCCTCCAAAACCTCTTCAGTCGAAAAGCCACTTGGGATTGCTGGTTGAAGAACAAATCAGCAAACGTCCCATCTGGACTTGGAAATACTGATTGCTTTACAAGCGATCTCCCTTCAAGGACTGCAACAACTGAAGGCCTATCCTGGGCGTTGTGAATGGTAATTGCATGAGTTACCGGGCCCACAGCAAGGGCCGAACTTCTAGCAACTGGAACCAAATCCAAGCCTGGCGGAGGCGACATGAAATGGATGTCAGCAATGCGCGTTCCGATCTCTAGGGCGGCCAAGCGAGCATGCACGGTAGTAGTAACAATTGGCAAGCGTTTAATCAGCTGAAGCGCCCTCGTGAAGGACGAGTTAATCAGCGTTGATTGTGGCAAACGCTCTTTGTTGTCGTATACAAATTGCCACAACTGGCGCATCTTCTGTATAGGACTGATCTGCCCTGGGGGCAGCAAGCTTGATGGGGAGGCGGGCGGGGCGTCATCAGGAGTGTAGGCATCTCCTTCGTCAATTTCTTCCCACTGCGTGGCAAGGCAGTAGGACCTGGTATGGTAGCTGTACCAAAACCTGCGCTTTTCCTCCAGAACGCCCAAAGTGCCTGCGTGTAACTGCATGAACCTGTGCGCAAAACGATATTCGTTCGGCACGTCCAGCTGGTTAGCTGCTGGGCAATGGATGTCCCGCTCCCTGTGCATTCGCAACGCGCAATAGGTACCCATAAATTGGTACTGCGAGTTGCCAATGCGCATCCTTACTTGCTTCCAACCTCTCCAAGGCCAGAACCAACTGCATCTACCGCAACTTGCTGGCACGTGGAATCTCTTCTCGTACGCATTGCCAAGCGTCATGAACCTATCGCTCATTAGCTGGGGGGAGCAATGCGCACAGAAAGCGATGCTGTCGTGACCATCAAACACGGTTCGTCTTTCCTGCCAGTTCGAACGCAGCAAGCGGAAAAGACGCCAAACAACAAAAGCACCTACGGAAAGCTTGATCGCAGGATGAGTCGAACAAATCCCG